ACCGGGCCAAAGTTCTTGGGCATAGACGTTGCAAGATATGGGTGTTTTGACGATCAGACAGAGATTCTGACCAGTGAGGGGTGGAAGCTGTTCTCAGGGCTAACGGGGAGAGAGTCTGTTCTTGGCTTGGACGGAGAGACGGCCCGGTGGCAACCCATCCAGAAGATTCACCGATACCCATTTGTTGGGTTGATGAATCTGTATGACGGAGAAAAAGTGAATTTCTGCATCACGGATAATCATAGATTGCCAATAGTAAAAAGGTCAAGGGGTGGCAGAGAGAGGAAATGGGCAGTTGGCAGATATGATGAGGCTCCTCAGACGTTTCTGTTGAAAAGGACAAATACCTGGGAGGGGAAGAGCCTCCCGTCTATTTCGTTTCGATCAGAAAAGAAGATGCCCCACGGCGGCGTTCACGAAAGAGAATGGACATTTGATTTCTACGATTGGGCGCAATTTTTAGGATGGTATGTAGCAGAGGGGAATGTATACCGGGAAAAGCGCGTTAGCGGAAGGAGGAGAGTGCTGGTTGCCCAGAAAAAAGATGCTGTGAAAGTCAGGATGATTCGCTCCTTGCTATTGAGAATGGGGATCAAATTTAGATACACCAAATCTGGGCAGTTCGAGTTCACCAATAATGTCATATCAGACCACCTTGAAGACTATTGTGGGATAGGGGCCGGCAACAAGATGGTCCCCCGATACATGAAAGAAGCCGGGCGTGTTCACATTGAAGCGTTTCTGGACACCTTTGGGCTTGGAGATGGGAGTCGATTGTCGGGTGGTGGGTGGAGCTATGTCACTACAAGCCCGCGACTGGCGGATGACATTCAGGAATTACTATGCAAATTGGGACGGGCGGGTAAACTGAGCAGGGACCACAAAAATGGATCGACATTTACCATAGAAGGCAGGCAATCATACAGGAAGAATGATGTGTTTGTAGTAACAGAACGATACAACGCTTGTGATTCTGATGTCAGGAAATGCAAAGTTAAACGAATCCCATATAACGGAGAAGTGTATTGTGTAACTGTCCCATTAGGGACTATCATGGTGCGCCGTAAGGGGTGCGCCATGTGGAGTGGCAACAGCGATGAAACCTGCATGTTTGGGTTGTTCGGCAGAAGAGCGTTGTTGCAGGCCGCTTATAATGGCCGGGATACGGTATGGACTTCCGGGCGGGCGGATGAGCTTCACCAGCAATACAAATATCAGCGCATCGTCATCGACGATGGGGGGATCGGTGGGGCCGTGACCGACCAGCTAAAGGCCAGGGGATTCCCGGTTGTCCCGGTGAGCTTCGGCGGCACCGATGGGATGCTCTACCCAGACCGCTACGTCAATATCAAAGCCGAAATCTACTGGATGTTGCGCTTGGAGCTGGAGTCCGGGTTCGTCAATACCAACAGTCCCGAAATGGGGCTTTCGCTGCCCAACGACAAAAAGTTGATCCATCAACTGGCCAGCCAGAACTTCAGCTATGACCTCCGTGGCCGGCGCAAGATGGAGTCTCACGCGCAGTTAGCCGCTAGAGGGGTCAAGTCTCCCGACCGGGCCGATGCGCTGGTGCTGGCCAATTACGGGCGCACGGGCATGATGGCCCGCTTCGGTGCCCAGGTCGGCATGGCCATGAAAGACAATATTGAAGAGGCCAAATCCGATGGGTTGGCCGCGAGCCTCATCAAAAGCTTGGGATGAATGAATAATTATTCGATGGTCTTGCAAGTTGTTGGGTCTTGGCCCGGTGTTTCGTGGTAATTCAGCCCACCGATGAAGGTCGAAACAGAGAGACATTCCGATAAATCTGAATAATTATGAGCATCAGTCTCGGCATCCTCTACCATTGGTCGCCCAAAGACCGCCGACCCTCCATTCTCCAGCATCGCCCTGCAACGAAAGCAGCACCGCCGCAAATTGAAGTGATTCGCCCCGCCTGAGCCTCAAATCCCCCAGATTCGCAGCTTTGCTCCGCTGATTAGAGGGAGATTCGCAGTTCCCCCACCTCAAATCGGCGGCATTTGCATGAAAATTGTCTTCGATGAAGCCGGCAATGGGCAGCCAGGCATTACCCTTCTCGGCCCGGATGGTCGGCCCTTGTCCGTGGACCTGGCAGCCAGGGAGGACGGACACGCCCTCCTGCGCAGCGAAGCGGGTGCGGGCGGCGTCCAGTATTTTGGTGGCTACCTCTTCAACGAGGACGAAGCCAACCAAAAGCTGGCGGGGCGCGAAGGGGTGGCGATGTGGAACAAAATGCGCCGCACCGACGCCAAAGTCGATGGGGTGCTCCAGACCATCAAGCTGCCCATCAAAAGTGCGACTTGGGACGTGGTGCTGCCCAAAGAAGATGATCCCGATCTTGAGCGCACCACCGAAGAGCATGTCGATTTTGCCCGCGACCAACTCTTCCGGCGCATCAACTTCAGTGAATATTTGGAACACGCTCTTTCTTGCGTCTGGGCCGGCTTCGCTTTCTTCGAGAAAGTCTATCAGTTGGACAGCGAAACCGGGCAACTGGTGCTGAAGAAAGTTGCTCCGCGCTTGGCCTCTACCTTGTGGAGATGGATTATCCAAGAGAACGAACTGGCTGCCGTGGAACAGCGGGTGCGCAAAGATGAGGCCACTCAGTTTATCAAGATCCCCCGCGAGAAACTGGTGCTAGTGGTGTACCGGCAGGAGGCTAACTCCTATGAAGGACTGAGTTTGCTGCGTGCCGTGTACAAGCACTTCCTCATCAAAGACACGCTATACAAGATCGACGCCATCCGCTTGGAGCGCTTCGCCATCGGCGTGCCGGTCATCACCCTACCCGAGCAATACAATCAGACGCTCTACGATCTGGCCAAGGCCATTGGCAAGAACTGGAAAGGGGGCCAGCAGAGCCATGTCATCAAGGTCCAGGGCATGGACGTGGAACTACTCCAGATGAATGGCGGCAACTCGCTGGACTTGATCCCCACCATCCAGCACCACGATGAGCAGATTCCGATGGTGGCCCTGGCTCAGTTCATGTCGTTTGGCACGACCCAGACCGGAAGCAGAGCGCTGGGAGAAACCTCTACGGAGTTCTTCTACGACTCGGAAGTCGCGCTGGCGGATCTGCTGGTGGAGACCACCCACCGCGATCTCTTGTGGCCGACGATGGACTTGAACTTCCCCGACAAGCCCCGGCCCCGGCTGGTCTACCGTGATCTGGGCGCGGCCAGTATGGGGGCCGTAATTGACTCTCTAGCCAAGATCGGGGTCAACTTCATCACCGCCAACCGCGAAACCGAGAACCATCTGCGCGAGCGCCTTGATCTGCCGATGCTCAAGGAAGAAGACGAATTTGGTCCCGCTGGCACCAAAGCTGCTGGGCCGGCTCCCGCAGAGGGCAGTGCGCCGGCACAGGCCAGGGCAAAGAAAGCGCCGGCACCAGCAGCAGGAGACGAAGAAGAGGGCGTTACCGAGGAGAATAGCACCGGGGAGAGTGGGGGCAAGCCTAAAACCAATGGGAGGGTCCAGGCGTCGGCCCCATGTCCAGAGTGTGGATTGATCCATGACGGTGCCAGCCATGTGAATCTCGCCAGTGCCGCCGATCAGTCGATCAACGAGGACGAGTTCTGGCGTCCGCTGCGTCCGCTGGAGCGCTTCATCGCTCTGCGCCAGATAAAGGGTAAGTTGCTGGATGCCCGCGACGATCTCATGCGGGTGCTGTTAGCGTATCGGGAAGAGTGGTCGAATGAGATGATCCGCAAGCTGGTTGCGGCCATCCCCGGAGGACCGGAGGCGATCACCGAAGCCAAGCTCGACGCTGCTCAAATCGACGAAGCCGTGGCCCGGCTTAAGCCCGTAATCGCCGAGGTGCTGGAGTTCGGCGGCCAGCAAGTGCTCAAC